TGGTGACCTTATCTTCTTAGCACCCGATGGACTAAGAACAGTTGCTGGTACAGCGAGAATTGGAGATGTTGAATTAGGTACAGTGAGTAAAGCTATACAACCAATTCTTACACAACTAGCAGAGAACGTAGATAAGTTTGTAATTTCAAGTGCAGTACTTAGAGAAAAGTCTCAGTATAGATTATTTTATACAGACTTAACAGTTGTTAATTCACAACAAAAAGGAATTATAGGTACACTTAGACCAAACGGGTTTGAGTGGTCAGAAATAAGAGGAATAGAAGTAACCAGTATAGGAGCTGGATTTAACGAAAATGGTGTTGAAGAATATTATCATGGTGATACTGACGGCTTTGTGCTTGTGCACGATTCAGGCAATGACTTTAATGGCTCTGATATACTTGCTAGATATTCCACTCCAGACTATGATTACGGAGACTTAGGAACTTTAAAAACTTTACACTATGTTAGAGTATCGGTAGCAGCTGAAGGAGTTGTAACTCCAGAGCTTCAAATCAAATATGATTTTAATAGTCAAGATGTACCTCAACCAACAACTAACTTTCTTTTTGGAACAATTAATCCACCTGCAATATTTGCAGAAGCTGTGTTTAATACAACTGTATTTGGAGGTACTTCGGCACCTATGATAAGAATACCAGTACAAGGAAGTGGAACAAGTAATAACTTTACAGTAATTACAGAAGATAGCAAAGCACCATATACAATAAATGGTTTATATATAGATTTTATACCGTCAGGTAGGAGATAGAGAGATGGCAGGTTACATAAGACAAAGTTCGTTTTCCGATGGAGATACGATAACTGCTGCATTATTTAATAACGAGTTTAATCAAACACTCAATGCATTTAGTAATACAGGCGGACACAAACATGATGGTACCGCAGCCGAAGGTCCTGTTATAGGATTGATTGGAGACGCAGGAGAAACTGCTCCCAATAACAAAGTATTAATAGATACAACCAATAACTTTATTGAGTTTTACGTACAAGTATCAAGCAACCCTGTACAACAGTTATACATAGCCGATGGTGCTATTATACCTGTAACAGACAGTGATGTTGATTTAGGTACAACAAGTTTAAGATTTAAAGATACGTACACAGATACAGTTACCACAACCGGAAACGTAAGTGTTGGTGGTAATCTAACAGTTACAGGTACTACAACTTTTAACGGTGGCACAATCACTATGGGTGATGCAGCTACTGATAACGTAGTCTTTGGTGCTGATGTAGACTCTAACATTATCCCAGACGATGATGATACCTATGACTTAGGAAGTGCTTCACAACAGTGGAGAAATATTTTTATTGATGGTACTGCAAACATTGACAGCTTAGTAGCTGATACTGCAGACATTAATGCTGGTACTATAGATGGTACAGTAATCGGTGGCTCAAGTGCTGCTGCAATTACAGGTACAACAATTAATGGTACAGCTATTACCGGTACAAGTTTTGTAATTGGTAGTGCTAATATAGTTGAAGCAGAACTAGAAACAATTGATGGGGTTACTGCAGGAACTGTAGCAGCTTCTAAGGCAGTTGTTGTAGATTCTGACAAAGACATTGGAAGCTTTAGAAACATTACGCTGACAGGCGAACTAGATGCTGCTACGCTTGATATTTCAGGTAACGGAGATGTTGCAGGAACATTAGCAGTTAGTGGTGGTTCAACAAACGGTGTACTACTATCACAAGGTGCTATATCAATTAAAAATGGTGGAGCTAAATCTTACATAGATTTATATTGTGAATCTTCTAATGCTCATTATACTAGAATAGAAGCAGCAGCTCATGGTGCATACTCAGGAAACGTTACAGCTACGTTACCCGTAACAACAGGTACACTAGCAATAACTTCTGAAATACCTACAACCGAAGAAATACAAGACATTGTTGGAGCTATGGTTAGTTCTAATACAGAAACAAACATAACAGTAACTTATCAAGATGCAGATGGCACAATTGATTTTGTTGTTGATGCAGCACAGCCTAACATTACAAGTCTTGGTACACTAACAACTTTAACAGTTGATGATGTAATTATTAATGGTGCAACTATTGGACATACAAGTGACACTGATTTAATAACTGTAGCTAGTGGTGTTGTAACTGTAGCAGGAGAATTAGATGCTGTTAGTTTAGATATTTCAGGCGATGCAGATATTGATGGTACACTTGAAGCCGATGCAATAACTATTGGTGGTGTAACCCTAGCTGAAACTATATCTGATACAGTAGGTGCAATGGTAACAAGTAATACTGAATCAGGTATTACAGTTGCTTACCAAGATGCAGACAACACACTAGACTTTACAATCGGTACACTTAATCAAAACACAACAGGTTCAGCAGCTACTTTAACAACTCCTAGAGCTATTGCAGTAGCCGGTGATGTTACAGGTACAGCAAACTTTGACGGTTCAGCTGGTATTTCTATAACAACTACCCTAGCTACTGATGCTATTGTAACTGCAAATATTACAAATGCAAATGTTACAGTAGCTAAAATGGCTGCTAATTCAATTGACTCAGACCAGTATGTAGACGGAAGTATCGACACAGCTCATATCGCTGATAGTCAAATTACAGTAGCTAAAATGGCTGCTAACAGTATAGACTCTGACCAGTATGTAGACGGAAGTATTGATACTGCACATATTGCAGACTCACAAATAACCGTTGCTAAAATGGCAGCTAACAGTATTGACTCAGACCAATATGTTGATGGCTCAATAGACACAGCTCATTATGCTGACAACTCTATTACAGGAGCTGAACTAGCAGACAACATAGACATAGCAGGAACTTTTGATGTTACCGGTGCTACAACATTAGATAGTACATTAGTAGTAGCTGGTATAGCAACAGCATCTACATCAGCCAAAATAGCTCAAGTAGCAATTACCTCAAGCTCTAACGCAGTAGCTTGGAACGCTGCAGCAGCAGCTAACGCTTATCACGTTACCACAGAAAACACAACTTTCTCAGCACCAAGTAACGCTGTAGAAGGTGCAATCATCTCTGTAGAACTTGCACAAGGTGGTACACCAAGAACAATAGCTTGGAACACAGTGTTTGAATTTGCAGCTAGTACAGCTCCTACAGTGACTGCCACAGCTAACAAGACTGATATCTTTAGTTTTAGATACAACGGTTCTGTCTGGCAAGAAATTGGCAGAGTACAGAACATGGCACAAAGTTAATTTATGGAAGTATTACAAAGAACAGCTAATCGTGGAAGCATATCTACTGGTCCCTATCAGATTGATAACTCTTTGAAGTTTGAAAGAAGTAGCAATGAAGCTGTAGAAACTACAAACCAAGCAGGTGGTAATAGAAAAACTTGGACTTTTAGTGCTTGGATAAAAAGAACTGCATTAAGTGAAGATTACCATACTATTTTTGGTGCAGAATACACCAATATACAGATTATGGCTAATGATAGACCAAGATTAGTTCTTTATAATGGCACTTCTTATTATGCAGACCCTGAAATGCTTATGCGTGACACTTCTGCTTGGTACCACATTGTAGTTCAACTTGATACTACACAGAGTACAGCAGCAGACAGAGTAAAATGGTGGATTAACGGTGAAAGAGTAACAACTTTTAATAATTCTACTTACACAAACATGACGCAAAACACTGATTTTTCAGGGGTTGGTCAACCTTCAAGTTATGGAAGTGGGGGGTACTTGCGTTTAGGTAGATTTTTTAGTGGTGACGAAGGCTTTGACGGCTACATGGCTGATGTTTATTATTTAAATGGAACAGCAGCAGAAGCTGATGATTTTGGTGAATATGATGATGATAGTGGTATTTGGGTTCCTAAAGCATATACAGGCAGCGGCTATGGAACTCAAGGCTTTCATTACAAGTTTGATAATGCTTCTAATTTAGGCGAAGATTCAAGTGGTGAAGGACATGATGCAAATAGTTTCTCTAACATAGCAGCAGCCGACCAAGCTACGGACACGCCTACTAATAATTTTGCTACTATAAATGTTCTTTGGGGTAATGATAGAATGCCTTTAATATCAGAAGGTGCAACAGTAATAGGTCATAACGCTAATAGTTACAAATATGCACCAGCTACTATGGGTGTTGCTAATGGAAAATGGTATTGGGAAATAAAACCTACTGTAAATGGTAATACGCTTGTATCAGGAGCAGGAATAGCTTCAAATCAAGGAACACTTTTTTTCTATGAAATAACAGGTAATTTTGTTTATCACTATGATGGTGATAGGTATGTAAATGGAGGAGCATCAAGTTATGGAGCGGCTTGGGCAACCAATGATATTATAGGCTTTGCCTATGATGCGGATAACTGGACACTTACTGCCTATGTAAACAATTCCTCTCAGGGTAATTTATTAGCAAGTCAAACTGATATTTCGTCAGAACTTTTTATACCTTATGTGTATTCTTTTGGAACTCATACATATCAAACTAACTTTGGTGGTTATACAACTATGAGTAACACTCATACAAATACAGACGCAAATGGATATGGTTCATTTGTTTACGCACCCCCATCAGGCTACTACGCCTTATGCACTAAAAACTTAGCGGAGTACGGATAATGGCTTATACGAATATAGATGACCCAAGTGCATATTTTCAGACTCTTGCTTATACTGCTAGTACAGCCACACCTTCGCAAACTTTTACAAATGATGGTAATAGTGATTTAAAGCCTGATTTCCTTTGGATAAAAAATAGGGCAGGTTGGGGTAGTAGAAGCCATAGTCTTTTTGATTCAAGTAGAGGTGTGAACAAAAGACTAAAATCAAACGCAACAGCAGCAGAAGATACAACTAGCTATCAAACATTTAACACAGATGGCTTTACTGTACCTGAAGGCTTTGAGATGGCTTACTCAGGTCCTTATGTAGCTTGGCAATGGAAAGCCAATGGTGGTACAACCGCAACTAACACGGATGGTGCAATTAATTCAACTGTTCAAGTAAATGCTGATGCAGGATTTAGTATTTTAACTTACACAATGGGTTCAGGAAATGAAACAGTTGGACATGGATTAGGAGTTAAGCCTGATATAGTAATCACAAAAGCTAGACAAAGAGGAGATGTAAATGGTTTTTGGTCGGTCTATACAACTTTAATAGATGGTTCATTAGATTATTTAAAATTAAATGATACTAACGCAAAAGCTAATAGTTCTCTTGCTGCACCAACAACAACAGTTTTTACAGGTGCAGGTAGTGGCACAGTAGCTTATAGAAGTTTTGTAGCCTACTGCTTTGCATCTAAACAAGGCTACAGCAAGTTTGGCAAGTATGTCGGTAATGGAAGTGCAAATGGTCCGTTCGTCTATACAGGCTTTAAACCTGCTTTTGTGATGTGCAAAAATGCAACAACAGCAGGAGACAACTGGGAAATTCGTGATAACAAAAGAAATGATTTCAATCCGCAAGGTAAAGCGTTATATCCCAACCTTACTGCTGCCGAGTATAATGCAACAGCTATAGCAACTGACTCTTTAAGTAATGGTTTTAAAGTAAGAGCAACAGACCACGGACTAAATGAAAGTGGTCAAACATACATCTTTATGTGCTTTGCAGAAAATCCATTCGTAACATCAACAGGAATCCCAACAACAGCGAGGTAAATTATGTGGGCTTTAGTAGAATCAGATAACGTAACACAGGTCTATACAAGACCCAAAGGTTTAACCATAGGTGAGGTTAATTACCCTAGTAATATCTTTATGCTTTGGACTAGCTCAGAGCTAGAAGCTATAGGGATTTATGAGATTGTCATAGACAACTCAAACTTAAAAAGCCAAGAGTACTACATCAACACCAACCAAACCTTTGCGTTTGCAGATGGTACAGTCACAGCATCTTATGGTACAGCTACAGCAAAAGCTATAGCAGATGTAACTAACGATGATGATACTGTTACTCCGGGATTAAAAACAAATTACAAAGCTATAATCAACCAACAAGCCGGTGGCTTATTACAAGACACAGACTGGATGGTGGTTAGAGCTGCAGAAGGTGGTACAGCAGTACCTAGTGCTATTACAACTTGGAGAGCTGCAGTGCGAACTAAAGCTAACGCCATGCAAGTACAGATAGACGGTGCTGCAAACGTAGATGCTTTAGCAGCTTTATATGCTTATACATATGCTGACCCAGATGATTTAACATCAGCATTTACTAGACCACTAGGCGAATTTCCAGTACTAGGAGCTTAACATGGAAGTCTCCGCATACGTTATTTGGAACGTCTTTATAACTTTAGTTATAGCTCCAATCTTTTATCAGATTAGACAAAACACAACAGAACTGAGAAGACAAGACATTTTGTTAAACAAAACACGAGAAGAGATTGCAAAAGAGTACGTAACTAAAACGGAGCTTAGAGACGACATGGGATTAATAATGGACCGGATAGATAAAATTGGTGAAAAGCTTGACAAACTCTTTGAAGTTAAGTAAAATAGGTATATAAGTATGAAAAAAGAAACATTAAATAACAAACTTAAAGTTCGTTCAGCGTACAAAAAAGGTAAAAGAGTTGGATACCGTGAAGGCGATTTTGTTCGTAATATGCGTGTAGAATTAGACGCTGAAGAAGCACTAAAACAACAAACTAAAAAACAACTTGACATAGAACCTGATTTTAATACAGGGGGTAGACCACCTTCTAATCTTAGTAGTAATAAATTTCCTATTGGAGATGATGGTGAACCTATAATACCCGGTGAAGACAGTGGTAATCTACCTGCCGGAACACCAGCACCTACACCTGCTCCTACACCTGCTCCTTTAACACCCGAAGAACAAGCAGCAGCAGATTTAGCACAAGCAGCAGCAGATAAAGCCGCTGCAGACTTAGCAGAAGCTAA